CGGACTCTCTAAGAGCATATTTATCAAAGTTATTTGAAACAATACCTGTTTACTCTGTTAGCAATCATCCCAAGTGTGAAAATAAATCTTTTTTACCTACATTACCTTCTATTGAACAGCCATCAAATTTTACAGTTACTCTATACGATTATCAAAAAAAAAGTGTTGCAAAAATGATTGATATTGAAAATGCAAATACTATTAGACAATTAAATTATAAATATACATTGGATTTTAATAATTTAAAAATTACATATGATCCCTATTTAAAAAAATATTTATCAAATGATGATAATGGAAATTATGAAATTCCTGTCAAGTCAAAGGGTGGAATTTTGGCTGATGAGATGGGTTTAGGAAAGACGATTACTTCTTTAGCATTAATTTTTATGAATCCTTCTACAAGAGAATTTAATATTGACTACACGGTACCAAGTAATTATGTTAATGAATTCGGTATAATAAATGCAAAGTCTACACTCATTGTATGTCCAGCACATTTGGCTAAACAATGGAAGACTGAAGTTTTAAAAGTAAATAGTAAAGCTAATATTATTTCACTATTAACTAAAAATAGTCATACATCTTTAACTTATAAAGATATTATTCAAGCGGATATTATAATTGTAACTCAACAATTTTTAATGAATTTTAAATATTATCCTACTATAAATTACAGACAGTGTACTCCATCTAACTATAAACATGATGAAAGATCTGTGATGTTGAAGACATTGATTTTAGGATGGGTACAAAAAGGTGAGAATATTTACGATAAAAAACAACCAAATTTAGAACATTTTAATTTTCACAGATTGATTGTTGATGAAGCTCATGAAATATTTGGTTTGCAATTGACAAGTGCTTCTATGTCTGAATATATGTCTGAATTGTTAAGTAATTGTTTAGCTGATTATAAATGGTTTGTATCTGGTACTCCTTTTGTAAACTTTAATGGTTTATCAAATTGTCTAAAATTCATTGATTGTCAAATATTTTTTGAAAATAAATGGATAAAGTATGGTAATTGTCTAAAATCATCATATAGAAATTACGGATCTTCTGCTAATAGTGAATCGTATTCTATTTTAGCTAAAAGATATATTATTGATCAATTATTGAAACATACTATGATTAGACATAGAAAAGAAGATACGGATGTTAATATTATTGGATATGACGAAGAAGTACATTGGGTAGGTTTAACTGATTTTGAGAAAAAAATATATCAATCTAAGAAGGATAGTAGTTTTTCAAGACTTTTATTACAACAAATATGTTGCCATATTTTAGCGACTGATACAATGGGTCAATTATTTGATACTAAAGAAGTTAATTTGAGTGAAATTGAAGATAAATTAATTGAACATAATAAAGCATTGATAAGTAAATATCAAAATAAATTGGATAATTTAAATCCTATATCTCAAGAATATAGTATGCTAAAGAAAATGTATGAAAATAAAATTTCCGAATCTAAATATTTCTTGAAAATTGTTGAAAAGATTACAAATACTGATGATGTTGATAATGAAGAAAACTGTTCAGTGTGTCTTGATAAAATTGAAAATAGAGTTATGACTCAATGTGGTCATATGTTTTGTAAAGATTGTCTTGATATGTGTTTATCAGTTAAGAAAAATTGTCCTTACTGTAAAAATGATCTTAAAGGTACTGATATTTATCTAACTGAAGATATGGCTTCAACGAAAAATGATGAAGTTATGGAAAATCCACTGATTCAGAAATATGGATCAAAATTAGGAAAACTAATATCTCTTGCAAGAAAACTTGTAATTGATGAAAACAACAAGTTAATTATTTTTTCTCAATGGGATAGAATGTTACATCTTATTGGTAGTGCTCTTAAAGAAAATGGAGTTAGTAACTCGTTTATTCAAGGAAATGTTTACAGAAGAAATGCTGCTATTAATAAATTCAAGACAAATAATAATGAAGATAATGTAATCATGTTATCTCTAGAGAAATCAGCATCTGGAACTAATTTAACTGAAGCTACTCATATTATTTTTGTTGAACCAATTGATCATTCTGAAGATGAAGTAAGAGCTATTGAATCTCAGGCTATTGCGAGAGCATGTAGAATTGGTCAAGAAAAGAAAGTAAAAGTGATTAGAATATTAACAAAAAATACAATTGAAGAGGAGATATTTAATAAATTTCAAAATAATATTAATCCTGTTCCTGAAGCTGTAGAAGTAGTTGTCTAAAATTTATAATTAATTATTAAGAAATAGTTAATTAAATATTAAGAAAGATCTAATTTATCTTTCTAATTAATTTATATGAATAGTAATTTTTCTAATGATAAGAATTTATCTGAATTTAATTTTTCAGAAAATTATCATATTGGAAATGATTTCTACAATTACGTAAATAAAAAATGGATCGATGATAATAATATTCCTGAAGATAAAAATAGATGGGGGACTTTTGATGTTTTAAGAGAAGAAAGTAGAAATAATGTAAGAAAATTAGTAGAAGATATTTCAACTAATGATAAATCGTCTAATAATATTTTAAATAGTAATGAAAAAGATATTTTAACTAATTTAAATTTTTCTAGTAAAAATATAGAACCAATTGATTACAAGTATTTATTAAATGATTTTGTTCAAAAAATATTTAATTCTAAAAATAAAGAAGATCTTATTAATAATGTTTTTGAAGTATTTACATTAAATGGTATAAATACTCCTGTTTACTTTGATGTTTGTCCTGATTTAAAAAATTCAAATATAAATGGACTTCATGTAGAAGCTGGTGGTTTAGGACTACCTGATAAAGACTATTATTTTAGCCAACAAAAAAAAGATATTTTAGATGATTATAAAATATTTATGAAAAATTATTTATCTTTATTTATGGAGATCAGTGACGAAATGTTAGAAAAGATTTTTAATATTGAAAAAGAATTAGCTGAAGTTACGTACTCTAATGTTGAAAAACGAGATCCTACTAAATTAGATAATGCAACTACATTTAACAATCTTAACAAAAATTTCAAATATTTGGGATTAAATAAATTGAATAATTATGTTGAACGACAAAATTTCTTTAATGGTAAAGTATTAAAAAAAATTAATATATGTAATGTTAAATTTATAAAAAAATATGAATATTTAGTAGAAAATTTAGAACTGAATGATTTAATTCATTATTTTTTATGGATGTTTTTATTAAAAATAGGATCATTCTTAAATGAAAAAGTAATTGAAGTTATATATAATTTTTATCATAAAAGATTAGGAGGAGCAAAAAAAAATACTGAAAGATGGGAAAGAGTTATTGATATTGAATCAGATTTGATTGGAGAAATAATAGGTAAAATATATGTTAATTATTATTTTCCTGAAAAATCAAAAAAACGAGCTTTAGATTTAGTAGACAATGTTAAAAAAGAATTTAGAAATAGATTAGTCGAAAATAATTGGATGGGTGATAAAACAAAAAAAAATGCTATTGATAAACTAGATAGTATGAATGTTAAAATTGGATATCCTGATAAATTTAAGGATTATACATTATTATATGGAAAATTATCAAAAGATAACAGTTTTTTAAAAAATTGTTTAATATGTAAGGGAATTTTATTTTATGATGATTTAAAAAACATATATGAAGAAAAAGATAAATCAAAATGGTTTATGAATGTATTCGATGTAAATGCATATTATTCACCACAATATAATGAGATCGTATTCCCAGCAGCAATATTACAAAAACCATTTTTTTCTGATGATTATCCAGATTCATTAAATTATGGTGGAATAGGTGTTGTCATAGGACATGAAATTACTCATGGATTTGATGATCAAGGAAGAAAATTTGACAAAGATGGAAATCTTAATAACTGGTATGAAGAAAAAGATATAATAACTTTTAATAAAATAACTGATAAATTGAAAAAACAATTTTCAAATTATTATATTTTAGGTCAAGCAATAAATGGAGAATTAACTTTAGGAGAAAATATTGCTGATTTAGGCGGTGTTTGTATTTCAATGAATTCCCTTAAAAATATCACAAATGATGATCAACTTAAAACAGTTTTACAAGAGTTTTTTTATAATTATGCAAGAGTATGGAGAATTAATGCTAGAGAAGAAGAATTAAAAAGAAGATTACAAACAGACCCTCATTCACCTGGAGAATGGAGAGTTAATGGTATATTAACAAATATAGATGAATTTTATAGTGTTTTTGAAATAAAAGATGGAGATATTTATAAGAATATTAATGATAGGGTAGCTATATGGTAATTTGATTAATATTCTTACCAATAAAAAAAATTGAATATTTTAATTATAACCGTATTCTTATTCAATTATTAAAAATTAAAATGGAAATCATTAATCAAAAAAAACTTGATAAAGAAATCAATAATTCCTCTATTGGGGATAGTATAACATGTAAACCCGGTGGTAAATCATCTGCTTTTTATCCACTGTCAAGTAATATTACAAATGTTCAGAGTGATAAATGTTTGTATTATTTACCACATTATATAAAATGGGATGCAATTGATAAACAATTTATGTATCGTGATGATAGATCAGCTGAAGGAAATTGGATTAAAACTAAATCAATTAGAAACGCTGAAATTCGATCTGGTTATGGTAAAAAACAGTGGGCTGAGTGTCCTATGTATCAAAAAGATATAAATAAACTTGGTTATAAATATGTTCCTAGAAATGACGTTGTAATGATGAAAAGATATATAGAAAAATATTACCCAGGAGTAATTAAGTTTAGACCAAATGAAAATATAAATGAAATTAAAAGAATTTGGGTTTATGAAGATGGTTATTATTCATATAAATTAGAACAAAAAAGAAAAAATCTTGAGAGAAATTGCACTGATGGGTTAGAATGTAAAAATAGGCAAAATGGAATATGTAGTTTTAATCATTATGTTGATAATGGAAAGTCATCAAACTTGTGTACTAGCGATATTAATTCTCAATTTTCAAAATGCACTAAAAGAATTTGTCAATGTGATCATTCTATAGATAGAAAAGCTAGGGTAGATATTATTGGTTCAGCAATAGATAATGGTATCTTATCACCATCTTTTAATTCTATTGGTGACACAGAAAGATTAAATATTATTAATCTACTCAATAGTGGAAATATAAATGGAATGAAAATTATTACAGATGATGAAAATAGTATTGAATATAAAAAAAATAGTTCTGTAGTTGAAGTAAATAATAGTGATAATGGCTATTACACAGATGACGAAGAAATTACAAATAGTTTTTCTGAAATGTCCTTTTCAGATGTAACTGATATCAGTTATCAATCTGATGATAATGATAGTAATAATGAAATGGATTCATCATTTTACAAGAGACAACCATTTGAAAAAAGTACTAGCGGAGACTTTAATACATATTTCAAAATAGGTTTATATAGCCCTTCTCCAGATTTTCTTGGACATTGTATATAAAATTTGGTTAGATGG